GAAGCAGCAGGTATTAAGGAAGTACCTATCATCTTTGCAGATAACCTTACTCCAGAACAGGAGAAGGAATTCATCATTAAGGATAATTCCTCATTTGGTGAATGGGATTGGGATCTATTGGCTAATGAATGGGATGTTGATCAGTTGAATGATTGGGGTATGGATGTGCCTTATACAGAGGATGACATTGAGGAGATGGGCAATCCTATGAATGAGCAGAGTGAGAAACCATTCGCTACTGAATTAGACACCCAGAGCAATTACCTTATACTGAAGTTTGATACAGACATTGATTGGATTCAGGCAAAGACTTTGTTCGGTCTAAAGACTGAGACTGCGAAGAGAGCAAATGGTAAGCCGTGGAGTCAGGGGATAGGAAGAGTGATCAATGGAGTTGATGCGATAAATAAGATACAGAATGAAGGTTAAGTTCTATTCACCATCTTATAAAAGACCAGAGAAGAGTATTACTCAGATCCACTACCCTGATGTGAAGTTAGTGGTAAGGGAGAGCGAAGCGGAGGAATATATTGCTAATGGGAATGATGTGGTAGTATGTCCAGATTCTGCTCAGGGGAACCTTTGTAGGGTTAGGAATTGGATTTTGGATAACCTGTTTGATGATGCAGATTGCATCGTTCTATTAGATGATGATTGTTCTAAGATCGGGAGATGGGAAGAACAGGTGCAGATAAAGTTCAATATGAATGATCTGAGTGAGTTTGCAGAGAATATGGCGAACTTAACTAAGGAGATGGGATTCCACTTCTGGGGATTGAATTGTGTAACAGACAAGGGAGCATATAGAGAATATACACCATTCGGAACATTACAATATATTGGTGGGCCATTCCAAGCCCATCTCAAGACAAGTAAGATCCGATATGATGAAAATCTACCTCTAAAGGAGGACTATGATATCACCCTTCAGCACATTCATAAGTATGGAGGATGTTTGAGAGCAAACTTCGCTCATTATGATGTTAAACAAGCAGAACAAGAGGGAGGATGTGCTACCTACCGAAACCTGAAGAAAGAGAAGAGTCAATTCTTTGATTTACAAAGGAAATGGGGAAAGGATGTTATCAGAAGGGATAAAGGAAGTAAGAGAAGTTTTGATTTTAATCCTGTAATGAAAGTACCAATTAAGGGAGTATAAGATGGACAAGAATGGACAACATAAAAAGGCGATGATTCAAGCCCTTGAGAAATCTCTGGGAGTAGTTACATCAGCCTGTAAGGCAGTAGGAATTGGAAGATCAACACACTATCTATGGATGGAGAATGATCCAGAGTATAGAAAGGAAGTTGAGGACATTGAGAATGTCGCTATTGATTTCGCTGAATCACAATTGCATCAACAGATCAAGGGAGGGAATCCTACCTCTACAATCTTCTATCTAAAGACAAAAGGTAAGAAGAGAGGATATGTGGAGAGACAGGAGATCGCCCATGAAGGGCTGAAGACCTTTGAGATAGAGGAAGTGGATGAGCAAGATCCGAGTTAATAAAGTCTACGGACATCTAAAGAGATCAGACAAGAAGATCATAGTAGAGCAGGGAGGAACGAGATCAGGAAAGACCTATAACATTCTCCTCTGGATCATCTTTCATTATTGTGGTAAGAATGTCGGTAAGACTATCACGATAGCAAGAAAGACCTTTCCTGCGGTTAGATCCTCAGTCATGAGGGACTTCATTGATATCCTAAAGCAGAATGATCTGTATAGAGAGGAGAATCATAATAAATCCAATTCAGAGTATGTCCTTAATGGAAATCTGGTAGAGTTCATCTCAATGGATCAGCCTCAGAAGATCAGAGGTAGAAAGAGGGATCTTGCATTCTTGAATGAGGCGAATGAACTGACCTTTGAGGATTGGCAGCAAATCGTATTCCGTACCAACGGAAGAATCATACTTGATTATAACCCTTCAGATACTTTCCATTGGATCTATGATAGGGTAATACCAAGAGATGATGCAGCATTCTATCAAACCACATACAGAGACAATCCATTCTTAGATCAGACTATCATAGATGAGATAGAGCGATTAAAGGAAACGGATGAGCATTATTGGAGGGTTTATGGATTAGGGGAGAGAGGAACGAATAGAGCGCAAGTCTTTCAGTTCACCACTATTCAGCAGATTCCTGCAACTGCTAAGTTCCTATCTTATGGGCTTGACTTTGGATTCACGAATGATCCAAGTGCCTTAGTAGGATGTTACCAAGAAGGGAACAATCTATACTTTCAGGAGATGATATATTCTACTAACCTCACTAATCAGGATCTGGATAGAGAATTCCAGAAGATAGGAATAGGGAGATATGATGAGATCTTCGGAGATTCAGCAGAGCCTAAATCAATTGAGGAACTGCATAGGATGGGATGGAATATCAAACCAACGGCAAAGGGAGCAGACTCTGTTAATGCAGGGATAGATATGTTGAAGAGGTATAAGATCCATATCATAGGAAGTAAGCGCATGAAGGAGATGGAAAACTACAAGTGGATGGAGGATAAGAATGGTAACCTCTTGAATAAGCCTGAGGATAAATGGAATCACCTCATTGATGCGATGAGATATGGAGTATATAATAAATTAAGCAAACCTAATTATGGGCGATACACAATCCGTTAGTATAGAGATCCCTGAAGCATTATCAGATATTAAGATAAGTGCTTATAAGAAGTTCATCACTTTAGCAGATGAGGAGAATGCTGATGAGATAGCAGTATATCAGTTCTGTGGATTGACCCTGATCAGCAGGAGAAGATGAAAAAGAATGATCTTGATGAGATCAGATATCAGATTGCTGAGGTGTTATCTCAGAAGCCTAATCTTATAAAGACCTTCACCTTCAAAGGGAAGGAATATGGGTTTCATCCCAAATTAGAGGACATCTCACTTGGAGAGTACATAGACCTTGACCAGTATCTGAAAGAGCCTTATATGAATGCTGAGAAGGTTCTGGGAGTATTATATAGACCTATCACTAAGAAGATGTTTGGTAGATATGATATAGAGAATTATGATCCAGATGTTCATGATGGATTAGGATTTCAGGATCTTGGAACGGACATCTTATTGGGTTGTCTGCTTTTTTTTTATCGTTTAGAGATCAACTTACAAGTAACTTTCCTTCAATCTTTGGAGAAGGAGGAGAAGGAGATTCCTTTGATGTCCAATCTCAATTCTCCAGAAAGTGGAGTTGGTATGGAGCAGTATATCAAATTGCTCAAGGTGATCTCCTCAAATTTGAAAGAGTAACGGAACTCCCTCTTAGAACTGCAATGACTTATCTGGAGTATGAGATAGATAAGGCTCAGGTAGAAAAATCTTTGATGAAAAAAAATTCTTTTTAGGATTTGATTATTAAAAGTTTTTTTTGATATCTTTGAATATCATTAAAAAGATAGAGAGATGAAAGTGGAAATTACATCAACCCAAAAGTCTTATTTAGTTACTTTGAATAAGGAACTAAAAAACTTAGAGCATTTAGGAAAATCCAATTCAAGTGAATGGTGGTCTATTGCTGAATCTATTGATGCAATAGAGAATAACCTTTAATATTTAAGAGAGATGAATCAATTCAAAAAGTATCAGTTTTTAGGAGATCTTCAGGATCTAATTGAGCAAAGTGATAGTGGTGATGTTTATTCACTTATACATCAGGAAGTAGATAATGCTTGTATCTATTATTCAGATTGCTTTCAGATTATTGAAGCCTGTGGAATTACAGATTGGGAGGATAATGAGTTTGGAGTAATTACCAACATTCAGCAGTTAGCGTTTGTTGCTCTTTATGATTTCGTAATTGATAACCTTGAAATTCCTGCATTATGAGTTTGTATGATAAGATTAAGCCAGAGCATTTAGATGCACTTCAGAAAGAGTTGGATTCATATCCTACGATAACAGGGATGTTCATCAATAGATTGAAGAGCATAGATTATGTAAATGAATTACAGATGCAGGATATGATTACCTTATCAGGAATCATTCAGATGGACTGCTCTCCTATTAACTTCTATAATTATTTTAAGTGATGGATTACTTAGATAGAGAATTAGCAGTATATCAGGAATCACAAGAGGGTTGGTGTCATATATGCGGAGAGTATAGTGATTATGAGTGGCATTGCGATTGCTGCCGAGAATGTGAGAAGACTTATGCTGCTTGTGAATGCGGCTCAGAAGAAGATGTACATTTGGGGATCTAATGGTGGTTCATTAGGTTTGGTTTGGTTGAGGAGGTCTGTGGTGGATCTCCTCTTTTTTTATCCCTATTTTAGCGAATAGGGTTTTTTAATTGTATGAAGAAGGGATACTATCAAATAACAGAGGCACTTGAGAGTGCTGCATCATCAAATGATCAGATCAACCAAGTAACTTGGGGAGATATCTTTGATTTAGATTTCAGGAAGCAGGATATGTTTCCTGTTGCTCATGTCATGACAGGAACTGCGACCTTAGGAGAGAGAGTGATAACCTATGAGTTTGATCTTCTGGTAATGGATATCGTAGATTACTCAAAGGAGGCTAAGGATCTGTATGAGGGGAATATGATGAAGCAGGATATATATCATAGAACATTAGCAGCGATATCTGAGATTCTTGCGACCTTCAGGAGAGGAGATCAGTATGATGCTTATTTCAGGTTAGTGAATGATCCTGTTGCAGAGCCTTTTGATGAGGATATGGAATCTAACATCTGTGGATGGAAGGTAACTCTTCAGATAGAGGCTATGAACCCTAATAACATCTGTTAGATGAAGGGAGAGAATACACAGAGGGCATTAGATAAGTTTGGAAAGTATCTTGTAAGGGAGTCCAGAAAGAACCTTACAAGGAAGAAGAAGAATGTAACTAATAGCCTCTATGAATCTCTGGATTATGATGTAAAGGTGATGGCTAACTCATTTGAGTTTGACTTCCTGATGAATGAATATGGGGAATGGGTAGATAAGGGAAGAAGGGCAGGAAAGAATCCTCCATTCTCACCGATCAGGAAATGGGTTGAGGATCGTAGGATTCAGTTCAGAAGTAATAAGGGAAAATTTCAGACCTATGATCAAACGGCATGGGCGATAGTAGGTGGAATTGGAAAGAAGGGAATACCTGCTTCTAATTTTTATTCAAGACCTTTCAATCTGGGCT